ACGATACTGACCGTGATCCCCTGTTAACACTGACATTGTGATTACCTCGTCAACAATTCCGGGCAATTCACGGCCAGTTTTACTTCCCTCAATTTGAAGGGAGTATTGCTTGCGTCCGTACTCATCAGTAATCTCGTCAAGAATTCCAACAAAGATTACGTTTTTAGAACGGATGTGTTGAATGTGGGTTAGCCATGACATCATCTCACGACCATGCAAACCATACGCTGCACGAGTGTCTAGCTTACCAGATCGGTCAGACCGCACTTCTGGCTGTTGTAAACACCACTGGAAGCACAAACGGCCTGCAACGGTAATTGAGTCCACAAACAATGTATCATACTTCTGCCATAGGTCTGAGTTGTCCCCATACATCTGCGCCACATAATTATAATGTGATTCGCTATATGGCTGATCTTCTGCCAACGATGGGTTTGCCCCACCTAAGAAGCAAGCAAGGTCACGACACTCTGCCCATGTTCTAGGGCGAACGACATCAATAGGATGCCCCTCAATAGCTGTATCCCCTGCTTCCAAGTCCATGAACAAAGTTGTTGATGGATTAAGAGTTCGAGCAAGTGTGGTTTTACCCACACCGCTTGCGCCACAGACTACAATCTTGTGGCCTTTCTTCTCAGCGATACGCTGATCTGCTGTGATAATTTGTAAAGCCATTATTCCACCTCCTCTACTGTAACTCTGCCTACCTCTACGGTACGGCACCCTTCAAGCTCATCCTTGATTGCAGGAGGAGCGGCTGTAAATTTGCGCTCTTCTACAGCGAACGTCAGCTTGCCATAGTGTTGCGCATTTTCTGGTGACATGTTGTTAAGCGTGTCACGCAGCCCGTCTTGATCCCATGTGACCTTCTTGCCCACAGTGACTTTTAGACGTTGGTTTCCCTCAGTGATTTGGGCAGTACCAAAGTCTTTACCTTGCGAGCGCAGTACGTCTTTTGCCACTGGTAGAAATGTATCAGATAGCTGTTCTTCAACGTCTTTAAGCTCAATACGCATCTCACCGATAACGTGCTTGAGTTCTTCTCGACGCTCAAATAATTCACGACTTTCCATGTCGATCCCTTTCCGCTGGTTACTAGAGTCCCAACTATAACCATATGGTGTGGGGAGATGTCAAGAACTTTTTTTAGATAATTTTTTTTATATTAACTATTGACATCCCATTTGGTATGGGATATAGTGGTATTAATACAGATGAGGGTTTCCTTCTATTTCTCTAATACTCTGAAAGGAGTACGCCATGCCTACCACCATTCCATTCGGGGTCAGCTTTCGCGGAAAGCCTGACTATACTTCCAGTGAAGTTTCAAACTTCATTGAGTGTGCTGACAATGTAGAGCCGCAGGCTCTACAAGATAAGTACGTTGCTTTCCTAGACGAATTCTTGTCTGGGAATATCAAGCCATCAACTCAGGTTGATGTTGATATTATGGGCATCTTCCACAGTGATGTGGATAACCGCGCTCAAATTGATTATCGTGAGGGTCATTGGGATGATGAGCCTACGATTGTAGCAGGGGGCAAATACTTTGACAGTATTGCCAAGAAGCTAAAGGCGCACATCGCCAAATTCAAATAATGATTGGGGGGCTAACGCCCCCCTTTTTTTGACAAGAATATCTCAATACCTAAACAAGCCTTCATCAACTTCTTCTTTAGTTTGAACTCCGGTGTCTCAACGCCCTTCGCGTCTTCAATAATTGTTTCCCAATTACCGTTGACATTTTCTTTCTCATAGCGGAAGTCAGCAATGTAGGCGCATATCTTCTGATCGTTTACCAGTAGGTTGAACCTAACCTGTAGTTCAAGATTGCGCACTCTACCCGCACGCTCAAGGCTCTTTATATATAAATACCGTTCTGATTCCCACTTGGAGTCGAACTTAATTCCTTGCACAGTTACTTTCTTGTTTCCGTACTTGGGTCTTGACCCACGCCGCTTGGGATTATATACAGTAGGAAAAGTCATTTATGGGAAGGAAACTCCATGCCAAACCCCGGAAAATATAAATCCGTAGGTGTTTCGATTGAAGCGTATGATAAGCTGGTCTTTGTTGCAGAGCACGAGGATCGTGCTATCGGGCGACAGCTTGCACGCATGATTGATGAAACATACGAGGATATCCAAGTGCGTGTCAACGCCAAGCCTAATTACCGTCCTCCTGTTGGAATAGGCGGCTTGGCGTCAGTCATCGAAGACTAAAGAAGTCCAGCGTTACCTAAACCGCCCAGTAGTGTTGCTGCCACTGCTGGGTTTTCGCGTGCGCGTTTTCTAAGCTCGCTCTGCACGTTTCTTTGCAACATTTGAATTGGACCCATGGGTTCTGTTGATACAGAAGGCATTGATACTTCAGGAACAGGAATGCTTGGCATTCTGAGAGGAGGTTGAACATTTGTTCGGGTTTGACCGGGCTTCTCATATGATCCAAGTCCCGCAGCGCGAGGTGTAACATTTTTAAATGCTCTGCTGCTTTGACTTGCTGCTGATGTAATTGGCTTAATTATTCTTCCTGCTTTTGATGCTGCTGATCCAACATCCACACCTTCTTCCACTAACGATTGATTTAAGATATTTATCATAGCTTGTGATTGATTCTCAGGATTATTTCCTGCGGCACGGCGCATCTGCAAATATCTTTGAGCAGTTCCTTTTGTTCCTAGCACGTTTGCAAACAATTTAATTTTACCGACTGAGCTAAGTGTGTTTATAGGGTGTTTAAACATGTTCGCCCAAAGTGATCCCGCTGCAATTGAGCCTTCTTTTCCAACATCGCCAAGATCAACTAAATCGTCAGCAAATCCATACAAAGCATCAGAAGTGTCCTCTCCTAATATCTGTCTTAATGTGCCACGCTTATAACCCGACAAAGTGTCCTTCAATGAGCTTGCAGCTTGTGGGCTTGCGAACACTTGATCATCCACAACAGACAGAATGTCTTGCAGTACAACATTTTTCATGTTGTCTTTCATTTTCGGATTTCCATCAAAAAATTTCATTATTTTTATGACTTCATCTTGAGTAAGTTTGGGACTTGTTAAAGCCCTAACAACAGAGTCATAGTTTTCGTAAGTCCCAGCGTTAATATCTTTAATTACGGTAGTTTTTAAAGCGTCATTAAGCTCGTTTTGTTTAGCTAACATATTCTGCATAGACTGAACTATGCTTGATTCACCACCCGCCGCATCAGTCGCGTTTTGAACATCTTCAATAGAAATTCCTTTGCGAGTGTGAGCGCCACTTATATCTTTAGCAACTCTTTGAACTTGGCCCCATTCATCACCAAACAAAACACGACCTGTATCACCTAGCTTTTTGACATGGTTGTAAAACTTACGACCATCAAATTTAGTTGGGTCTACATCGTTTCTTCCTGCGAAGTCTAAGCCATCTTCCAAGTATCTGCGAGCAAACATATCGTTTAAGGCATTGGGATTATCAGAGGCATCCAGCACAGACTGAAGACGCGCTGGAGAGTTGGCCTTAATTACCTTATCATAAAACTTATCAGCTATTTCTCTTGCGCCATATCCCTCAAAGTCTTGGAGATTATCAACTGATCTAATGATGCTTAAATCAGCGAGCTTGTCGTATTTCTGCCTAAACTCACGATAGTTCTTCATGGCAAATTTTCTTTGAGCCGCTGCCTCTTTAAGAAGAATTTTGTCTTCTGCAAAAAGACCCGTCGTGTTTATCCTAATGTCATCTATGATAGTGTTTGCATCCATCATCTCATCAATTTGGTTTCGCACTTTATCTAAAATGTTACGCCCTTTAGTGGTAACATTGCCTCCAAAATAAAGACTGTCATTTATTTGCTTTCGCAAAATAGCCATTTCATTAAATGTTGCACCACCGCCGCTTGTTCCACGCAAAAAGACTTCTGCGCCGTCAACAGCAGGATCAGCTAAGTTACGCATTTCATTCATGTAATCTGTAAGTTGGTTTTTTATTGGAGTTACGTTAAATATATCTAGCTGACCCCCCTTCTTCATAACTTGTCTGCCGCTCGCACCCGTTACAGTCGATTGAATTTGATTAAGCATGTCATCTATAGCACGGAAGTTAGAAACAGCATTATCATTCCCAGCCTGAAATGCTTTCGTTATACTGCTTAAAGCCTGTGTGTTTAATGGAATGGACTTGTCATAAGAAGAAGACATTAAATCCATTGCAT